AAGCGTCGTGGTTCAGGAAGACGCAGCGCCAGGCTCAAGACGAGATACAGATAATTTCAAAGCATATTTTGACTATGGAAGAAAAGAAAACAAAAGCCGGACAGGCTCAGGAGAAGCTGTCCTACGAAAAACTCAAGGAACTTGCAGCGGGACTTTCCCAGCGCAATCAGATGCTGGAGCGTCAGCTTCAGAGTTTCGACACCACGTCTTTCACCCTTGACCTCCTGTTCAGGGTGATGGATCACAAGGACAATTACGATTCGCAGTTCGTGGATTTCGTGAAGAAGAATATACAGGCGGCTGTGATGTCCTTCATGCAGCAGTTTGCAGAGCCTAAGGAGAAGGATGAAAACAAATAATCTCATTCCCCTGAAGTGTACCGCCGATTCCTTCTTCCGTCTGTGGGTGGAGTTCCTTGCGCCTTTCCACAAACTCACGTCACGGGAGAGGGATGTCGCGGCAAGGATAATAGCGCAGTATGTAAAGCTCAGCAAGAGCATATCGGACACTGCTGTGCTTGAGGAGGTATTGTGGTCTCAGACTTCACGCAAGGACATGAGGGATTCCCTCGGTATGTCCAAGGAATACTTCGGCATGATAATAGGCAAACTCCGTGAGGTCGGAATCATCGTTGACGGAGGGATAAACAAGCAGTATCTTCCGCACATGACTGACGAGCCGAGGTATCTTCTCAGCATTCTCTTCGACTGGTCCTCTTCCACGAACCCTATCAGGAGAGATGGCTAGGAACCTTGTTGACGAGCGGGAGTATAGGAAGATATCGGAAGAGCTAGGAGTTCCGGTGGATTCCGTAAGGGCTGCGGTGAATTCGTTTTTCTCGACTATCATTGACGACGCACGCTCTCTTCCGTTCGACAACTACAAGAAAATCTTTACCAGGGAGAAGTTTTCGGAGTATGCTGTGGTGAGGAACATACCATACATAGGCAGAATAGGTCCGGCATACAGCAGGTATCTGAAATGGAGGGCAAACGAATCACGTGAGATTACACAAGTTCCTCGGAGTTCCTACAGGAGCAGGCTATCGCAGAGTGAGGTCGAGAACATGGCTGCTGAAATCCTCTCGGGTAGGACTCCTTCTCCGGTAAGGAAACTAAAGAACAGTGAATTATATGAACGCGTATGGCTTGTCGGGCAGGATGGGAAGAAATCAGCCCGACAGGTGATACCAAAAGAGAACAAATAGATTATGGCATTCAACATTAAGAAGATACGCCCGCTTTTTACCGGCGTGATTACTACCGCTAATACCTACGTTGGCGAGGTCGCTGCTCCAGGTGGTCTTATACTTGACGTAAGGAAGATGGAAGGTACTATTAACAATTTCCAGAGGGTAGTTGCGGTTGGCAACATGGTCACTGACGTAAAGCCTGGAGAGATTGTTTGTATCAATTTCAAGCGTTACAAGATGGTTCAGCACCTACCCGGTGCAGTAGGCGAGAACAACGTGCAGAAGGACGACATGAACGCTACGTATGACATTCCGGCTATTGAAATCAACGGTAAGAAGCATCTGTTCCTCCAGAACAACGACATCGAGTTCGTAGTAGAGGAGTATGACGGTGTAGATGACGGAGGATTGCTGCAGTAATGTTCACACAAATACCATTGCCTACGGTTGACGAGATGGAGGACTTGCACATCAGGCTCGTCATAGAGAAACTGCAGAAGGAACAGGAAGAAAAGGAGAAGGACGATGAAACTGATAGAGTTTGACGGTCTTGAGTTGAAGGTTGCGGATGAGGCTTTCCTTATCCGTCAGATACGCCAGTTGTTCGAGGCTGACAAGTCCAAGAAGAAGGAGCAGTTCTGGAAGCAGATGTCGTATCTGTGGTTCATGTGCGATCCGCGCAGTACATACCAGTACATAACGGATGAAACCAACCGTTCCCTTGAGATAAAGGCACAGGAAGGGTTTTCTGTTGACTGGGAACCTACCGACACTCTTAAGGAGGCAATGGACATATACCGCAAGCATACTGTTACAACCTCCGCACTCTTACTGGAAGGTATGCGTAAAGGCATAGACAAGCTCAGTACATTTCTTGGGAATACAGAGATATCGGAGAAGACCGTTGCTGCTATGACCAGTGCGTTGAGGCAGATACCGGAACTTGCCAAGGCTCTTGTCGAAGCGGAGAAATCACTTGCCAAAGATTTTGCTACAGATGAAAACGCCAGAGGAAATGCCGTCAAGGCAATCGGAGAAGACCTGTAGCGTCTAACTCGTTGATAATGAGCGTAATAATACAGACCAATTCTTTTCAAACGCCAATAACGGATGAGCTTCTGGCTCAATATCCAGAGGAGGTGGCGGAGCAGTTCATGGATTTCATTGATACTGTTCCGCTTCTTAAATGGATGATAGGGGAGAGGCCGAGGGCTAAAGACTTGCCAAGAGACAGTCAAGGACGAATAATAGTGGACATTACGCATCCGCATATACTGGAGGATATGGACTATTTCAGACCGGCAATCAAGTTCTATCAGGATAATGGATGCTATTCTCTTCTCAAGCCTAACGCTAATCCAAACAGTGAATACGGCAAATGGTTCCGTGAAGAGGTAAGAAGATGCCGTGAGGGGTATGTGAGGGAGTCTGATGGAGAATGGATAACTGGTCAGATGTACTGGTTCCTCAACTATGCTCCGATTATGATTAGCGAGCGGTCAGAGAAAACGGGCATTGTCCATCGTGTAGAAGGTTTCCCTGCTATGTGGGAGGGGATATACTACCGTTTTCACTATATAGACCAAGCCAGAAAGCACGGAAAGCACTGCGTTGAATTAGCCAGGCGCGGCGCACACCCATACTCACAGAAAGTTTATACTCCAGATGGTATAAAGCAGTGGGGAGATATAAAGATTGGGGACAGGCTTTTTGGTACATACGGTAACATAACGACAGTAACTGATATTCCTTTTGATGACGAAGCCGATGTTTATAAGTTTACATTGCGCGATGGTAGGATAGTTTATGCTTCGGATGACCATATATGGAATGTCATCAGAAAGAACGGAAAGGTTGTTCAGAGGACAACAAAGGAACTTTTACAGCACTACGCATTACAACGTCCTAAAAGTTGGAGAATACCATCTGGAATAGAGTATCAGTATTTTATCCCGTCAAATCAGGGCGTGGAGTTTAGCCAACAATCCCTTCCAATAGAGCCATATACAATGGGGGTTCTCCTAGGCGACGGGTGCTTCAGGACTGTTGGGTATAAAGGCCAAGTAACGATATCTGGGCTATATGATGACATTCAGCACTATGCATCACAAATCCCGTATCAGGTTTATAAGATTAGTTCAGATGATAGAACCTGGGCAATAAAACTTGATATTTCATATCTATACGGCGAGGGGTTATGGATGAAAAAGTCTGATGAGAAGTATATCCCTGATATCTACAAATATGGGTCACGAAATGATAGATTGAGGCTTTTGCAGGGTTTGTTTGATACTGACGGTTATGGTGCAACGCAGACAAGGGCCCCGCAGATCACAACCACATCTGCGCAACTGTGCTTTGACATTATTGAGGTCGCAAGGAGTTTGGGATATAATTGTAATTATTCGATACAGCAGGCAGGATATAAAAAGAATGGGGAATATATAAAATGTAAAGACGCATATTTTGTAACTGTTTATGCTGATAGTTGTATATTTACGTTACCAAGAAAGAAGGCTCTAATTGATTCTGATTCAAATGAGTCGAGAAAGCGAAAGACGTGTATTGTTGGCATTGAATATGTTGGTAGGGAGAAGTGTAAATGCGTTACTGTAGATGCTGAAGATTCCTCATATCTTGTAGGTGATTTTGTTCAAACACATAATTGCGGAAAATCATACACGTTGGCAAGCGTTATGGCGCACAACCTTATTCTTGGCGAAGATGAGGAGGCAAACAGGAGGGTAACCACGGTCCTTACGGCATACACAAAGGAGTATCTTGCCCAGAAAGACGGAACGTTCTCCAAGTTCACCCCTATAATAGACTTTACTGCTGCCAATACGGAGTTTCCGAGGCTTATGCTTACACGCCGTGCCGGAGATATGCTGTGGGTAATGGGCTATAAGAACAGCAACGGCAACCAGATGGGTTCACTCAACTCCGTGATGGGCTTGTCCGTCAAGGATGACGAGGGTAAGATTCGAGGCAAGCGAGGTTTCATTCTGTTTGAGGAAATCGGTAATTATCCGAACTTCAAAGACGTGTGGGATAACGTGCGTGACTCCGTGAAAAATGGTAGCGACGTGTTCTCGCTTTTGTACGGAGTCGGAACTGCAGGTGATGAGGCTTCAGATTTTGCCAGTGTAAGGACTATCCTGTATAAGCCTGATGCATACGAAGTGTACTCCCTGGAGAATGTGTACGACAAACGCGGAAAGGGTGCAAGCAAATTCGCTTATTTCTTTCCGTCATACATATCCCGTGAAGGCTGTATGGACAAGGACGGCAACTCTGATGTCGTTAAAGCCCTTCTCGAGATACTTATGGAGCGTGATATGGTCAAGCAGGGTGGAGATGCCGGTTCCCTTCTCAAGCGTGTCGCACAGATGCCGATTACACCTGAAGAGGCTATACTTCGCGTACGTTCTACGTTCTTCCCTACGGTAATGCTCAACGAGAGATTGCGTCAGATAGACTCAAGCCCACGCATCTTTGACGACGTATATGTCGGAACGCTCATTGATGTTGGCGGCGGGGTTGAATTCAAGGCCACCTCCGACATACCCATACGCGAGTATGACGAGGGAATACAGGATAAGGGTGCATTGGAGATATACACGATGCCTCCATCCGGGGATATACCCAACAACAGGTATTGTATAGGCGTTGACCCCGTTGACAATGACAAGGCGGAGTCAGTATCTCTTATGTCCGTGATAGTGTTCGACCTGTTCAATGACGAGATAGCAGCAGAGTATACCGGAAGGCAGCAGATGGCTGAAGATGGATATGAGATTGTCAGACTACTGTCCATATTCTACAATGCGCAGGTGATGTACGAGAGCAACCGTAAATTGATGTACGGCTATTTCTCCAAAATGAAATGCCTGTGGAGGCTCGCAGACTGCCCGGAGTGGTTGCGCCAGAGGGGGCTGGTGAAGTATTCGATGTTCGGCTCGTCAATAAAGGGCGTATCAGTCAATGCTGCATTAATCAGTACGGGAATTGACCTCATCAACGACTGGCTCAAGAAAACAGTACCCGTTGAGGTAATGGAGGAAAACGGCGAGATGCATATAGAGGAGATACCTCAACTGTATCATATACGCAACAGGGCATTGCTCCAGGAACTCGTATCGTATGCACCGGAGAAGAATACGGACCGTGTATCTGCGCTGTTTCAGGTTATGTTCTACAGGGAGCATTTCAATATCCTGTATGGCGGAGCGGCTAATGCGTCAGATGTTGTGGAGAGTGATTCTGACGATGATTTCTTCGACAAGGATTGGAACAGGCATCTGGAGAGATTTGGTCGTCAATACAATTCTTCTTTAGAACAGTAAGCGTTTCACTTACTTACGTAATCTGTGGCGTTTTTCTCGTTAGATTCGCCACAGATAATTGTATATATACATGGACTATAGCGCACCATTTCCCCGTCAGACGCTCTCCTTCAAGTCTAAGAACAAGGCTTGGGGCAAGGAGTGTGTCGATTGGGGAGCTACCAAGACATACTTCCAGTTCTCTCCTGTGAGAAAGGATGTCGTTCACATGAAAATCAACTACGATTTGCTGAACGGACAGATCCACATGGAGGATGTCGCCGCTATCATAAACCCCGGAGACATCTCTACGGCGTTTATGCCGGAGAAGATTCAGCATTATCCGATACTCAACTCCAAGATTAACACGCTGCGTGGAGAAGAAGCGGCGAGGGTATTTGACTGGACGGTAATAGTTACCAATCCGTACTCGATATCCCAGATAGAGGAAGACAAGAAGCAGCAGTATTTCAGCATGGTTCAGGACATAGTTCAGGACCGGGGCATAGACCAGGCACAGGCGGAGAAGCAGCTTCAGGATGGTCAGGAATTCTTTGAGTACAACTGGCAGGACATACGAGAGGTTCGTGCAAACGAACTCCTGCGTCACTATCAGAAGGAGCAGAACTTCAAGAAGACTTTCAATGACGGTTTCGTTGATGCTCTTTCTTCCGGAATGGAGGTGTATCAGTGCGGCATCGTAGGTGGAGAGCCTGTCCTTACCAGACTTAACCCTATGAAACTGCGCATCTTCGGAAGCGGATACTCCAACAGGATAGAGGATGCAGATATCATAGTATACGAGGACTACTGGTCAAGGGGCAGGATAGTGGATACGTTCTATGATGAACTTACCACCAAGGACATAAAGTGGCTCACGGATGAGACTCCTGAGTTAGGCACTGGTCCTACTGGTCCTGCCGGTAATGTCAACGAGGCTTATCCTTTCATCAACGGAAGGTATTTCTACGGTGAGGACGGCATAATGGTCAACGGTAACAACATTGACTATGTGTATGACGCGTTCAACGAACTTGCCGGAGGAATAGGCTCCGACCTCCTTCCTTATGATGTGGCTGGTAACGTGCGCGTTGTCAGAGTATGGTGGAAATCCAAGAGGAAAATCCTCAAGGTAAAGTCCTTCAACCCCATTACGGGAGACGAGGAGTTCGACTTCTATCCTGAGACCTACGTTGTTAACGAGGCGGCAGGTGAAACCGCAACAAAACTTTGGATAAACGAGGCTTGGGAAGGCACGAAGATAGGTGAAGATATCTACGTCGGCATCCGTCCCTGCCTTGTCCAGCACAACTCACTTTCCAATCCTTCGCGTTGTCACTTCGGAATCGTAGGTACTATCTATAACCTCAACGAGAGCAAGCCTTATTCCCTCGTTGATATGATGAAGCCCTATAACTATCTGTATGATGCGGTACACGCCAAACTCGTAGACCTCATCGCTACCAACTGGGGCAAACTCCTTGAGATGGACCTTGCTCTCAAGCCTAAGGACTGGCAGGTTGAGAAATGGATGTACTTCGCAAGGGTAAACAAGGTTCTCATCAAGGACTCTTTCAACGAGGGTAACAAGGGAGCCGCTACAGGTAAACTCGCAGGTGGACTCAACAACGCATCCAAGGGTTACATAGACGCTGATTGGGGCAATTCAATCCAAAACTATATAGAAATCCTCCAGTGGACGAAGGATTCCATGTCCGACCTTGTTGGCATCAACCGCCAGAGGGAAGGAAATACATATAACCGCGAGACTGTGGGCGGCATAGAGCGTGCCGTCCTTCAGTCCTCGTACATCACTGACTGGCTTTTCCAGCAGCACGATGACACAAAGAGGCGTGTCCTCGAGTGCTTCCTTGATGAAGCGAAGGCGTCGCTTCGTGGCAGGAGCAAGAAGTTCCAGTACATCCTTTCGGACAACTCCCGCAGGATAATGGACATTGACGGTGATGAGTTCGCGGAGTGCGACTATGGTCTTGTCGTTGACAACTCCGCCGATACGCAGAAACTGCACCAGTTGCTTGAGAACAACGCACAGGCGTTTGTACAGAACCAGATGATGTCCGCTTCCGCTATGATTAAACTCTTCTCTTCGTCCTC